CAAGGCGGCTGTGGAGGCCCACACTGCCGAGCTGCAGGCTCGTCTCAGCGAGGCCGAGCGGCGCGCGGATGAGGCTGAGGCCAAGGTCGCGGCTCGCCCCGTCGATCCCGAGGAGCCGACCGTGTATGCACGCCTGCTCCCCTATCGCCCGGCTTACGGGCAGATGAAGCGGCGCCACTCCATCACCTCGCCCGACGGTCGCAAGACCTTCCGGTTCGAGCAGCGTGTGGGCGACAAGGGGTCCGACTGGGTGGAGGTCCCCGCCACCATCGGAAAGCGTCTCGCTGAGACCTACAATCCCACCCCCAAGGGCGCCGCCCGAGGGGCCAACGCCTTCGAGGTTGTCGCGGAACTTCCGCGGGGCTAATCAATGCAGATCGCCCGGGGTGAGGAGAGCGCGGTCGGCAATCCGCGTCTCAAGATCAGCATCTCCCTGGGCGATTCGCTGCTCACCCCAGCCGCCCTCGAATTCTCCATATTCGACACCTCCACCGCAGCCCTCAGGGCTGAGCCTCTCCAGATCTTCCCGAACAACGGCTATCAGCAGGTCGACCTCGACGACGACGAGATCACCACTGGCGTTTTCGCCATCGCCTGGACTGCCCCTGACGATGCGGCCATTGGTACCCACCGCCTTCGAGTCCGGGCGACCTTCTCCGTTGGCGCTGAGCCTGTGGAGTGGGACGTCAGCTTCGAGGTGGTCGATGTTGCAGTGGCTGCACCAGTGCAGACATATGGCTACACGACCATTGAGCGCGTGAGGGCCGAGGGGATCACCGAGGCCATGGCTTCGGACGGTCGCCTATCAGAACTCATCGAGGAGGCTAGCATCGAGATCGACAAGATCTGCCGATGGTGGTTTCAAGCCAGGGCGAAGTCGGTCACGCTTGATGGGAACGGCCGAACCCGCCTTGACCTGCCGGCGCCGCCCATCGAGATCTACGAGGTCGTCATCGAAGGGGTCCGCCTCGACCCAGGCTCGTGGCATCTGGTCGGCATCTGCCCTCGAGGCCCGTCAGACCCCCGCAAGCCGCTCGCGGCTATTGAAAGGAAGGCTGGTTCGGCGACGAGGTTCTATGACCTCGGTGTCCCTCGACTCGTCTGGCCGAAGGGTCAGGGGAACATCGTGATCCGAGGTGTCTTTGGCTACACCGAGGACAATGGCACAGCCTTTGGTCGTGTTCCGCTTGCCATCGTGCGGGCGTGCAACCTCATGGTCATCCGCATGCAGTGGCCCCAGTCTTTCGAGGAGGCCATCGACGCCCGCAACGCGGGTCGGACGAAGCGGATGAAGACGCATGAGCAGGAGATTGAGTATTTCCCGTCTGGCGGTGGCGCTGCAGGCGGCAATGCCCCTGCGACGGCCTTCGACTCCGACCCTGAGATCTCAAGGATCCTCGCAGCCTACATCCGCCCTCTCGACCTCGGGTTCGGCTGATGCCTCGAGGCCGCCTCATCTTCCCATTCGTGCTGGTCATCGCCCGCCTTGATGTTGAGGCGATGGTCGACGATCCGGGCCCCGGGTACGACGACGACTTCAGGGAGCCCGTGGCTGAGATCGGGGGCAACAGCTCCATCCCAGTGCGACGCGAGATGGCCGTCATCCGCCTCAGGGCCCAGATCGAACCCGGCGCCTTCGAGGCGATGCAGATGACCGGCAATGGCAATGTGCCGATCGGTAGCATCCCCATCTACATCCACATGGGTGAGCTTGAGCGAGCTGGGCTCATTGACGAAAACGGTCGCCACACCATTCGTGCGGGAGATCGGCTTGTAAGGATCGAGAACATTCGCCACGAAGTGGTGATGACGATCCCCGACCCTCCAGGCCTCTACTTCGAGACCATCACCTCCACCAGCTTCGGGCTTGGATCTCATCGCCCGAACCTGATCCATGCGACCCTCGTCGACCGACCCCAGGGCGCTGAGGTGACCGTATGATGCGCAAGACCGGTCAGTGGAATGCGGCACGGCGAGTGCTCGTTGGTGGCGGTAGGCGCCTGGGCTCGGCCATCCACATCGCCGTGCGGCGGGAGGCCGAGCGGCTCCGAAAGGAGATCGTGCTGGGCATCACGAGCCAGTCTCCAGGCGGCCAGGCCTTCAAGCCACTGACCCGGCTCACGATCGCGGAGAGGCGTCTGAAGGGCTTCAAAGGAACGAAAGCGCTGATGCGGCGCGGTGATCTGCGCAACAGCATCGCCGTCGTCGCTCGTGGTGACGAGGCATTCGTGGGCGTACCGCGCTCGTCTGGGAAGATGAACATCGCCAAGATCCACGAGTTCGGAACCGATCCGTTCGTCGTGCCCATCACGCCCAGGATGCGAGCGTTCCTGGCAGTGCTGTACAGGAAGGCCCTTGGTCGAAAGAAAGCTTCCAAGTCAGCAGGCAGTGGCCCTGGCTACGTCATCATCCAGATCCCGGCGAGGCCGTTCCTTCGGCCAGCCTTCGACGTCTGGAGGGTTGGCGTGCAGCGTCGCCTTCTTGAAGGCGTGGCCGTCAGGATGGGGTGGCTCTGATGGCAGTACCCGTCATCAACAGCATCAGCCCGAACACCGGCTCGAGCCGTGGCGGGGAGTTGATACGACTCGTCGGCGCAGGCATGGCGAGCCGAGTCAGCGTCTCGTTCGGCGGTGTCCAGGCGGAAGTCGTCGGCGTAATGGTCGACGGCTCGATGGCCATGGTGCGAGCGCCTCGAGTCGGCGCTGGCGTGGTCGACGTTACGCTCTCAAACCTTGATGCTGGCGGTGTCCCGGTGCCAGGCGAGGCTGTTACCGTTCAGAACAGCTACGCATTCTCACGCCCAGACTTCCTTGAGGAAAGCCCGCTGGCCCAGTTGACGCGCCACCTGCTCCGCCTCATCAAGCATGAGGTGGTCACCTCCACCAGCTCAGACCTGACGGCAGTCGACTACGACGAGTCGCCAGACAATGACGTTCGGATCCTGGAGATGTCGGAGGTGCCCGGCGTCGTCCTTGCCGGACCTCGCGACGTGAAGCGGAACAACTTCTACCGCCGCGTCGACCCGCGGCCGCTGGCCATCAACGGACTGCCTGGTCAGTCGCGGCTATTCGGGCCTTCGCTCACGGTCGATGCCAGCTTCATCGCCTACTGCGCAACCAGGGGCAAGGTTCAGACCCTCAACCTGATCAATGAGGTACTGAGGGCTGTCCACCTGAACGGATACCTGAGGATCCCCCTCACGCCCGGCGGGCAAGAGATCGGTCGCTGGAAGCTGAACATCGGCGAAATAAAAATGCCACCGCCCAAAGACGGCATTCATGTTGCGTCGGTAGACCTTACGGTTGTAGGGTTCAATATTGATGAGGGTTTTGAGCTGGCCCAGACCCGCCAGGTCGAGACCCCGATGGCCCTCGTGGAGGTTTTGTAAATGTCTGGGCTCCTCTCACCCGGCGTCAATTTCCAGGAGACAGCGCCCTCCACCGGCAGCGTGCAAGCGGCGGCTTCGGCCGTCCCGGCGTTCGTCGGCGTGTCGGAGCGTGGACCGATCGGTGAGCCGATCCTCCTGACCGGCTTCGCCGAGTACCGCCGGATCTTCGGCGGGTTCATCTCCGGCACCCACAAGCACCTCCCCTTGGCCGTCAAGGCCTTCTTCGATGAGGGTGGCGGCGCGTGCTACGTCTGCCGAGTCACTCACTACTCGGACGTCACCGATCCTGCGACTTCGACGGCCGTCAAGTCGTCCGTCGTGCTGGTCAACGGCGGCAATCCGAGCCCTGCCGTCCTCGAGGGGGCCGACTACCCACTCTACTTCTCCACCAGCACAACGCTACTCGTATCGGTCGACGGTGGTGGGAACGACTCTGCGGCCTTCACTGGCACGGCCGAACGGCAGGTGAGCAGCGGCGTCTTTCCGCTCAACCTCAACGACAACCAGACCCTCACCATCCAGGTCGACGCGCGGCCGCTGCAGACCATCACCTTCGTCGAGGGCGCGCTGGTCGTCGACATCGACGCCATCACCGCCGCCGAGGCGGCTGGCGTCATCAACTCGCAGCTCGTCGGCGCGCGTGCCTGGGTGCTCGGCGGCAACGTGGTGATCGAGAGTGACACCAAGGGGACCAGCTCGGTCCTCTCGGTGACTGGCGGTACCGCGGCTGCCACCTTCGTGTTCGCAGAGACGGTGGCTGGCGCCGGCAACGTCGCCACCCTCGCAGCCGTGACTGCTGTCGAGGCCAAGGCCATCATCGAAGCCGGCATCAACGACGGCGACGGTGTTGTGGTCGACGCGACGGCTGACCACCTGGTCATCACCAGCGTGGCCACCGGCGATGACGCGACGCTTCAGCCCGACGCCTCCATCCTGACCGCCTTCGGCTTCGATGCTGGAGAGGTGACCGGTGCTGATGACGGCGAACTTGACGCTGCCCGCGTCGAGGAGCGCTATGCCTCCGGCCTCTCGTGGACGGCGACCGTCAAGGCGGCTACCAGCGGCGACGCTGGCCTGTTCGACCTCGTCATGAAGGACGCCAACGGCGTCGTCATCGAGACGTGGCGCAACCTGTCCAACGATCCCGAGGCCGAGGGCTACGCCCCCAACGTCCTGATTGCCGGCGGTAGCATCTTCACCTACGTGGATCTCGAGGCGGATGGCGCCCCGCGACCCGACAACGGTGTCTACACCCTGGCCGGTGGGAACACCGGTCTCAGCGGCATTGTCGACGCCGACTTCATCGGCGGATCTGGCGCGGGTCGGACCGGCTTGCGGGCCCTTGACGCGGTGCTGGACCTGACCCTGCTCGCGGTCCCTGGTCGCACCTCCGCGGCCATCTGGAACGGTGTCTCGACCTACTGTGAGACGACCCGCGAGGGCTTCGTCTTCGGCATCCTCGACATCCCCGCCAACCAGACCGCTGCCCAGGCGATCACCCACGCCGACTCCACCGCCGCGAGCGAGTTCACGGCGACCTACTGGCCGTGGGTCAAGGTTGCCAATCCGTCCACGGCCGTGTTCGGTGCGAACAACATCGTCCCGACCATCGACATCCCGCCGTCCGGCCCGATGATGGGCGTCTACTGCCGCAACGATCGAGTTCCCGGCGGGGTGTACAAGAGCCCCGCGAATTACGAGCGGGCCAAGCTGTCCGTCATCGGACTGGTCAACACCGACGTCAACCAGGAGTCGGTGCGGGACCTGATTCACCCCAAGCGGATCAACTCGATCATCTCGTCGACCGGTCGCGGCATCTACGCCTTCGGCGGCCGCACCCGGAAGGGGACCGGCAGCTTCCCCTATATCGCGGAGCGGCGCGGCGCCATCCTGATCAAGCGGTCCATCAAGGACGGTATCGCCTTCGTCATTGAGGAGAACAACGACGCCACCACCCGGCGTCGCGTCACCCGCAACGTCGAGGCGTTCCTGCTCACCCAGATGCGTCTCGGTGCATTCCGCTCCCAGGTTCCCAGCGAGGCCTTCACCGTCGTCTGTGACGAGACCAACAACCCGCTCGACGTCATCCTGCGCGGCCAGCTCATCGTCAACGTCGGCATCGCCACGCAGAAGCCGGTCGAGTTCGTTTTCGTGAACATCGCCCAGGATACCCGCGGTCTGGCGTAAGCCGTGACCACGAAAGGATGTTAGATGCCTCTCAGCGAATCGTTGGACTTCTTCGAGAAGTTCAACTTCATCGTCGAAATCGCCGGCATTCGTCGGGCTGGCTTCACGACCGTCTCCGATCTGTCGATGAACTTCGGCAAGACCGTCCTGCGTGAGGGTGGTCGCACCCTGCCTCACAAGAAGCCGGGCCTCACCGACGCCGAGGACATCACCCTCGAGCGCGGCGTTGTGATGGACGCCGACTTCCACACCTGGGCCAAGCAGGTGATGGACGCGGCATCCGGCAACGGCATCACCGCGCTTGGTTACAAGCGGACCATCGACATCATCGTGATCGACCGTGACGGCTCGGAACGAGCGAAGTACACGGTGTACGGAGCCTTTCCCATCAAGATCAAGGCGGGCGAGTGGGACGCCACCTCCGAAGAGGCCGTCATGGAGGAGCTCGTCCTCGCGTGCGACTACTTCGAGGCCAGCCTGTAATTCCACCGGCCCAGGAGGCCTATTCCACCATGTCGAGTACCCGTACCGTCACCTGCCCGTCGGGCATGATCGCTGAAGTTCGGGCGATGAAGGTGTCAGAGCAACGGCTTCTGACTGACCAGTCGCTCATGCGCTCTGGCCGGTTTACCAGCCGGCTGCTCGCCGAAGTCGTGTCCGTGTCTGACCCCGGGCCATACTCGAGCATCATGCACGGCGACAAGCTCGACTGGTCGAAGGCCCTACAGGGCGACCGGTACGTGCTGATGGTCGAGGCCCGGAAGGCCACCCATGGGTCGAACATGGAGTGGAAGCACCGCTGCCCCTCGTGCAGGGCGACCTCCATCACCAGGTTCAACCTCGACGACCTGGAGATCAAGAAGATCCCCGAGGAAAGCCTGCGCAAGTTCGTGGCCAAGGAGATCTTCTCCGGCGAGGTGGCCGGCGTCACGTTCACGTTCGGCCTTCAGACCGGGCATCACGAAGAGCTGGCTGCCGATCTGCGCAAGCGCAAGGGGGCTGCCGAGGTCGAGAGCGCGCCCATGACCTCCGCCTTCACGATCCGCCTGAGCGTGGATGGGTGGAGCAAGGCCAAGCTCGAAGCCTGGATCGAGGACCTCTCCTGGGGAGACGCGCTCGAGATTCAGCGCATCCTCGACGCAGCCGACTTCGGCGTGGACACCTCCATTGAGGTGAGCTGCCGCGAGTGCCTCGCCGTTCAGGAGATGGAGCTCCCTTTCGGCAAGGAGTTCTGGCTCCCGAGGACGTAGCCTCAATCTGGCCGGCCATTACCGAAGAGGAGTGGAGGGAGCGGCTCTTTCGGATATGCTGGCATCGTCATGGTGGATCAGGCCTGTCGTGCGACTTGGCCACCGCCTTGAACATGAATCCAGCCGACCTTGAGTGGTTTCTTGACCGAAGCGTCGAGGAGATCAAGGCGGAGGTCAAGGCGGCCAAGGGGTAGTAGATGGCCTTCAACAGCTACGGTCTCGGCTTCGTCTTCAGCGCGAGGGATCTCGCCTCAGGCGTCTTCGACCGCATCTCTCGCGGATTTACCAAGCTCGACCTCGTCAGTGAGCAGGTGGCCCAGAACCTGGGTCAGCGCTTCACGCAGATGAAGCGTGGGTTTGCAGGCCTCGCGGCCGGCGCGGCCCTCTTGTTCCTCGCCACCCTCCCAACCGACAAATTTGCAGAGTTCGAGCTGGCGATCGCCAAGACTGGTGCGGTTGCGAACGCTTCAGCGAAGGACATGAAGGTCCTGACGGCTGCCGCTGGGTCATTGACCAACCTCGGCGTCAAGCCTGTTGAAGGCGCGAAGGCTCTTGAGATGTTGGCCTCACAGGGCTTCAACGCTCAGGACTCGATCGCCGGGCTCAAGCCGTCGCTGATGCTTGCCATCGGCGGCATGATCGAGGCTGAGGAAGCCACCAAGGCGATGACGTCGACGCTCAACGTCTTCGGTCTCGGCATCGACCAGGCCGGCATCGTGTCTGACAAGCTCTTGAAGATTTCAAACGTCACCACGCTCAGGGCTGCCGATCTTGAGCTGGCCATGGGCACCGTCGGCCGCGGCGCCTCGGCGGCGAAGCAGGGCCTTGACGAGACACTCATTGCAATGGGCCTTGTGAAGGGCACCGGCGTTGACGCGAGCGTGGCCGCCTCGTCGGTGTCGGCAGCCCTGGTGGAGATGGCCGCGAAGGCTGATGCGTTCAAGAAGATTGGCGTCAATGTAGTCGACGCTCAAGGCAAGTTCAGGCCGTTCCTGGACGTCATCCTGGATACCAACAACGCCCTGGCTGGAAAGAACCTCGACGACGCCAAGCGGGTCGATGCCATCAAGGACCTGTTCGGTCGTTTTGGTATGACTGCATTCTCGGCCGCCGTGTCGCAACTGGGCGGCAAGAACATCAAGGATGGGGCCGGCAACATCCTCAACATGGCAGACGCCGTGGCCCATCTACGAAAGGAGATGGCCGGCGCTGGCGGCACCGCCCAGGCATTCGTTGATCGCATCATGAACACGTTCCAGAAGCAGAAGGATCGGATGGCTGCGATCTGGGACAAGCTGGTCATCGAGTTCGGCCGGCCGTTCGCGGAGGTCCTCGGGCCGATCATCGGCAAGGTGGCCATGTTCTTCGAGTGGCTCACCAACATCATCCAGGCGACGCCGGCCCCCATCAAGCGGTTCATTGCAGGAGCTGTCGTACTTGCAGGCACGCTCTTGTTCGTCGGGTCGGCCATCTTCCTGCTGGTCAAGGGCTTCGCCTTCCTGCAGATAGCCGCCAAGGCGGGGCTGATCTCCATGATCCCGGCTTTGATCGTTGGGGCGAAGATCGCTGCGATCATCGGGCTCGTAGCGGCCACGGCCAACGCCATGGGCTACACCATGGACGATGTCGCCAAGGGCGTAGGCTCGTTCGTCAAGAAGGTCTCCCTCTTTGGCCGAGCGCTCTTCGCGGTGTTCAGCCAGGGCGGCTGGACGGGCGAGCTGCGCAAAGAGCTCAACAAGACCGAGAACCAGGGGCTGAAGCAGTTCGTCATCACGCTCTACAGGATTGGCAGTCGGATCATCGCCTTCTTCAAGGGTGTCTGGGGGGCGTTCAAGGAGGTGGTCGGGCCGGCCGGCCCGGAACTCAGGAAGGCTCTGGCCGGACTCAACGAGACGCTGGATCGCGTTGGCATGGGCGCTAACAAGATGGGGGCGTCCTTCGTGGACGCCCTGCCCGGCATGGAGGGATACCAGAGCATCGGTGCGGCCATCGGCGCGACCCTCGGCGCGGTCATACGTGTCATGATGTGGGTGGCCACCAAGGTCGTCCAGGTGGCTGACCTGTTCATCATGGTTGGCGAGTTCATCGGGGTGGCCTTCGGGGCCATCTACGAAACGATTGACAGCATCGGCAGCGCTATTGGCGGAGCCTTCCGTCGAGCCAGTGCGGCCATGATGGACTTCTTCGAGAAGGCCAAGTCAGGCGAGCTGTTCCTGGCACCGATGAAGCGGTTCGCTGACTCGCTCAACATCTCGCTGTCGAACCTGTACGACACCATGATCCGCATCCTGAGGGAGCTGCCTGACTGGGCGCTGCCTGAGAATGTGAAGAACATCAAGCACACCCTGCGGACGACGGGGGAGATGGTGTCAGACTCGAAGAGTCGTGCTCAGTTCGCGTCCCTTGGCCCCGTTGATCAGAAGGTGGTGACCGACCAGTCGGCATCTGCGGCCGCGCCCCTCATGGGCATCATGCAGGCGATGCAGCAGAAGCTAGATGAAGACAGGGGGGTGAAGAGCCAGGCCCAGGTCATCCAGCTCGTCATCGACGGCGCGAAGATTGCCGAAGTCGTCGCCAACCAGCAGGCCGCCCAGGCTACCCGGAGCTTCAAGCCGGTGACGGTGGCAAAATGAAGTCACTTCCAGAGCCAGTCCGCGTCTCCCTCATCAACCTGTCGAACGAGCAGGAGATGGTGGTCATGGCCAATCCAGAGGAGTTTGAAGAAGCCAGGCAGGTGAACTACCACCGACACCCGGTCATCGGGTTCTCCTCCCAGCACCACCACTTCCTCGGGACCGACAACGCCAAGTTCACGACGAAGTTCTGGCACGATCTTGACGTGCTTCGCGAACGGACGCAGTTGGCTGGGACCTTCATTGAGTATCTCGACTTCTGGAGGCACCTGACCGTTCCGAGGGTCGTCGGCGGGCAGGTTGAGGGGTCGCCACCGATGCTGCTCCTGGTCTGGCCTGGGACCATCCAGCTCATCTGCCGACTGATCTCGTTTCGCAACGTGTCGACTGAGTTCAACCTGGACGGGTCCACGAGGCGGTATGACACGTCGGTCGAGCTGGAGGCTGTAGACTTCGACCGTGTCAGCTCCCAAAGTTACCGTGACGGGTGGATGCGATGATCGCCAGCGGAGCGAGTCGGTACATCAACTGCCAGGTCATTCAGCACAGCGACATGACCCGAGAGCTGACCACCAGGACGCCGTTCAGGTTCGCCAACCTGCCTGGGAATCGCACGCACGTGGTCAGCGAAGGCGACTCGCTTTGGTACCTGGCCAGCGTCTACTTCGCCCCACTGCCCAGGAGCGCCGGCTACTGGTGGGCCATCGCAGACTTCCAGCCAGAGCCGATCACCGATCCGACCATTGAGCTTGAGGTCGGCCGCGTCATCTACATCCCCTCTTCCGAGACGCTCGAAAACCGCATCTTGCGAGCTCGCTGATGACGACACTTCGCGACGCTCCGACCATCCGCGTCTTTGTGATCAACGAGGAGAACGGGCCCCCGATCCGCCCAGTCGACCTGGGAGATCGCGTCATCTCGTTCACCTATGAGGACACCGAGCACGGCTGCGACAAGGTCAACATCGAGCTCGACAACTACGACCTCGACCTCTTCGAGCGAGGCGAAGACGTTCTTGGCGGGCGTATGCTGGAGGTGTCCTGGGGGTACCCTGGTGCCATGTCGCCCCCCAGGCGGGTCGTGATAAAGAACATCAAGGGCAGCACTCAGCTCACCGTCGAAGGGAACGGGCTCGGCATACTTCACCACCGCATCGAGAAGATCCGGTCGTGGGACGGGATGGTCAGGTCGGAGGTCGTCAGGGAGATCGCACGAGAGCTTGGCTACCAGGGGATCGCCGTCGACGTCGAGGACACCACGGAGATCATCGAGACGATCAACCAGATGGGGGAGACGGATGCCCGCTTTCTGAAGCGGCTGGCCTCTCGAGAAGGGTTCCTGTTCTGGATGGACGATCTGGGCCTCCACTGGAGGTCTGAGAACTTCGACGCGAGGCCTACCCACATCTTCCACTGGCAGACGGCTCCTGACATCGGCACGGCCCAGATTCTGACCTGGAACATCGAGTCTGACCTCCTTCGCCGCATTGGGCGCGTGAAGGTCAAGGGGCGTGACCCCATCAAGAAGAAGGACTTCGAGTGCCAGGTCGCCGGCACAGATGGCAACGCTTCAGGTGCAGATCGGTTGATGCAGGCCTTCATCGGCCAGCAGGAGGCGGGCTCTGAAGTTCAGCCGCTGCTGGACGCGGCAGAGGCTGACTTCAGGACCGTCACCAAGGACGCCAGTGGCCGAGACAGGGTGACTCTCGGGTTCATCAAGGAGGTGGTCTCGCCGGAGACCGGCAAGACCAAGGACGAGATCACGAACGCCACCGAGGCCGTGCGCCACACCGCGGCCAAGTCGGCTGCCGATGGGAACCGCGAGGCGGCGGCAAGGTACCGACTGGCGGAGAGGGCGACGGTCAAGCTCACCGCGACGACAGTTGGCGCTCCGACGCTGAGGGCCAAGGGTACGGTCGAGATGAGGGGCATCTCGACGATGTTCAGCGGCCTCTACTTTGTGGAGTCGGTGATTCACAGGATTGACGGAAACGGATATACCTGCGACCTCAAGATGTGCAGTGACGCCAAGGGCGCACGAGCAAAGGCTGCTGCCAGGCCTCAGACAGGCAAGAAGAACCAGAAGAAGTGCCCAGAGCCGGCGGGCCGAGCTGCCGAGCCGACGCTGATCGAGCTTGTTGGAAGGGAGTCCGGTCGCACCAGGCTCAAGATGGTGCCAGCCGGCACTCGGATCACCAACGACATCGAGGAGAACCAGTTCTGATGAGCCACTTTGAAGATGGGGGCCTGGACCCGACTGGTGGAATGAGCCTTCCCTCTGTCGTAATGGGGGTTGTCGTTGACAACGATGACCCGCAGCGCCTCGGCCGGGTGCGCATCCGAATTCCAGGGCTCCACGAGCCGCGGGGCCCGTGGGCCAGGCCTCTGACCATTGGCGGGGGGGCGAAGGACCGCGGCCTGTTCTCGGTGCCGGCCGTAGGGGCCGATGTGGCCGTCTGGTTCGACAAGGGGGACCCGGAAGCGCCGGTGTACCTGGCTGGCCACTGGGGCAAGCCTGACGGCGTCTCCGAGGTCCCAGCGGAGGCTCAGACGGCGCGGCCTGACGTGACCGTCCTCTCGACGCCCGAATTCCGCATCGAGCTGAACGAGTCGGCTGGCGGGAAGAGGCTCCGCCTCTTCTGCGTCTCGACCGGCGACGTCATCCACATTGACTCAGCCACGAGGCAGGTGATGATCCACGGTACGACCCGGGTCGTGATCAGCGCTGACGGCGAGGTCTCCATCGACGCCGCAAACATCACCATCGGAGGCCGAGAGGTCCGCCTCGGCATTGAGGACAAGATCTGATGCCGCCCGTCTTCCCCCTGCCGGTCGACCCATACGTCTGCTTCGACATCTCGGAGCTGGACCTGTGTCGGGTCGTGATGCCCGGCGGCTTCGAGATGGGTGGGATCAACCTGCTCGACCAGATGCAGCCGGCCATCGCCCCACTTGTGCCGCTGTTCAACATCATCGAAGCGATCGTCTACATCAAGAAGGTCTTCGAGGCGGTCATTACCGCACTGGGCCCCCCGCCCGATCCGACTGCGCTGATCGATGCAATCCCCGGCCTGTCTGAGGCGATTGCCAAGCTGGCCAAGTTGGCGCCGCAGATCTCGATACCGCTGATGGCCATCAACCTCCTTGACTGCATCATCGGCGAGCTTCAGCGGCTCAAGTCGTTCGTCTCTGGCCTGCTGCTGCAGCTCGCCCGCATCGCCGCCGTGCTTGAGAAGGCCGCCGAGCTGAACGACCCTCAGCTCAACCTCATCGCCCTGTGCTCACAGGCCCGCCTCGAGGGCAACCTCGACGACAGGATGAAGGCCCTCTTCGTCGTCGGTCGCCTCCTGGGCGCACTGCGCTCGCTGCTTGACCTCATTGGAATCGGTGGAGAGCTGATCCCGGACATCGAGGAGATCACCAACGCCGGTATCGATGAGGTCATGGGGCCCATCGACAGCAGCCTGGAGAGGCTCATCACGTTGCGGGACAGGATCCCGGCGCCGGAGGAGACGTGACCCAGCAGCTCCCGATGACCCCCTTCCGCAGGGCTGGCAGTGACTACGTCTCGGCCAGCGGTCGGGAGCTGGTCATGGACAAGATCCGTCAGTTTTGCATGACCGAGCCAGGCGAGCTGCCGTGGCGACCGACGTTCGGGGCCGGCCTTGGCTCGCTTGCTCACATGAGCAACGACTCTGCGACGGCCGCTCTCGCAAGGGCCAGGATCACGCAGGGTCTTCGTCGGTGGCTTGGCCCAGGAATCAATGTGGCGTCAGTCACCCCCATCAGGGATGTTGCTGCAGGATCCCTGACGCTGAACGTCGTTGTGACGATAGACAACGAGCAGGCCAGTTTGCTGATTGAGATGTCGCCACCTGGCGGTGTAGGCTGACAAGATGGCGATCATCCCGCGTCCACTCGACTACACCGACCGAGACTTCGAGTCAGCTCGAAGGCGTCTCTTCGACCTGGTTCGCTCGGTGCGGCCTGATTGGACCGACGAGTCGATCGCCAACATCGGCAACGTGATCATCGAGCTTGGCGCCCACATCGTAGACGTCCTCTGCTTCTGCATGGACTCCGAGGCCTTGGAGGCCTTTATCGCCTCAGCCACTCGTCGAGAGAGCATGATCGCCCTCGGCCGACTCGCCAACTACCGCCTCAGGACAGCCTCGGCAGCGACGGTCGGGGTGACGGTCACCCTCGACTCAGCCGCCCTCGACGACATCGAAATCCCGGCAGGCACCTTCGTTCGCAATGCCGATCCGGTCGACGTTGTAAGGTTCCAGCTCCTGGAGGATCTGGTCATCAACTCTGGCGAGACGTCTGGTTCGGCCGATGCTGAGCACTCCGAGAATCGACAGGTGGTGCTGGAAACGACCGGCACCGTGAACCTCGACGTGCAGCTCTCCGAGGGCCCGTACCTTGATGAGGGGATCGTTGTCAGCACCGTCGGTCAGGGCGTCTTCGAGGAGGTCACGAGCCTGATCTCGTCAGCCGCCGACGATGCCCACTACTCCGTCCTGGTCGATGCCAACGACAAGGCCACCGTCCGGTTCGGCGACAACGTCAACGGGATCGCGCCGACAGGCACTCTGACCATCACCTACAAGATTGGAGGCGGCGCCCGTGGGAACGTGGAGGCCAACAAGCTCAAGATCTTGGAGTCGTCCATCGTCGATGGGGGTGGTCGAGTTTACCGTGGGACGGTAACCAACCCAACAGCGGCCTCTGGTGGCGAGGAGCGCGAGGGTGTCGAAGAAGCCCGGATGTCCATCCCCGAGGCGATCCGAGCTGCCGGCGACCGCAGCGTCACCAAGGACGACTTTGAAATCAATGCTCGTCGCGTCCAGGGCGTCGCTCGAGCGCTGATGGCGAGCTCTGACGACGACGGGTCGGTACAGGAGAACACCGGTCACCTCTACATCGTCCCCGCCGGCGGCGGCATTGCCGCCAACGAGCTTCTGGCCGATGTTGTCGAGATGGTGACGGTGACCAAGCCGACGATGCCCACCTTCCAGGTGCTCGCATTTACGGCTGACTACCGAAGCATCGACGTCTACGTCAGGGTCCACTTCTCCGGGCCTCCGTCTGCAACCGCCACCCTGATCCGGGCTGCTCTGACGGCCTTCTTCGAGCCGACAAACGAAGATGGCTCCATCAACACCAACGTAGACTTCGGACTGAACCTGTCTGGTCAGGTGTTTGCCTGGGATCGTGTCCATCAGGCCATCCGCAGCGTAGCTGGCGTTCGACGGATCGCGCCGTCCGACCTCCGCCTGGACGACGCCCTGAGCGACGTGAACCTCTTGCCACGAGAGTTCCCAACGCTCGGTGAAGTGACCATCATCAACGCCGCCAACAATCAGGCTGTCTGAACATGCCTGTCGTAAACGGTGACTTCGAGATCCCTGGAGAGCACGGCGGCATTCCGTCAGGCTGGACGATCCGAGCTCTGTGCCAAACCAGGCAGCATGCAGCCTTTGCCGGGATACCCCGACTCGGTCTCGAGCTGTTTGCGTGGAGCCTCGACCCTGATGCGGTCATCCATCTTGAGTCGGCCACCTTCGACGCCCTACCCGAGACGGTTGAGGACTTCTTCGAGGGCTGGCTACTCCCCCGGACGGTCTATCTGAAGGAGATGACCCTGGCCATCGGTGGAGATCCGTTTGCCGACAGCTTCGTGTGGGGGTTCACCATCATCGACGACTGGGGCGACGTCCCGGACGTAGAAGCCGCGGCTGATGAGGGCTTCGAGATCGACAACTACGTGACTGAATGGGGCGACGTCGATGATGATGCCGCCAGTTTCGACGGCCCGGTTTCGGTTGAGGACTTCTCAGCCGTAGACTGGCCTGAGCTGTAGGAGCAGAGATGGCTGAGTCAGATTGGACCGTCGCAGAGGACAGCCCCGACATCAACACCATCAAGCGCGGTAACACCGCTGGGATCGACGATCCTCCCGGCGGCGATGGGTTTGTTTACGGATTCAACAGCCGCGTCGTCGTGGAGGGCGCGTCGGCAATCTTCTACAACGGTGAGGACTTTGCGCCGTATGAAGAGGGCGCCTCCATCCGGGCTGCCATCCAGAAGGGGGCGAGCGGTGGTGTTGCGGGCTACACCCCGCTCTTGTTCCTGGGGCTCCAAGGGAACAGCGTCAATGACGACGCCTACATGCTGTGCCTCCAGAACAACAATCCTGCAAGGCTACTGCTCGTCAAGGGCCCGCTCTCGACAGGGCCTGCCGGCACTGTGCTGAGGACGTCTGATGCCACGTTCGCGATCGGCGAGTGGATGCACCTCCGCCTGGACGCCATCGTGAACGGGAATGGGGATGTAGTGCTGGCCGTTCGCAAGAACAACCTCGCTACGAACGAGCTCAACGAGGCCCCAGTATGGGAGGCGGTTGCCGGCATGGGCGACTTCGTCGACGACCAGCTCGCTGTCAACAGCGGGTCAGACCCTCTTGTAGGCGGCCGGGCCGGCGTCGGCATGTGGACCACCGAAGTCACTCGACGGGCCTACATGACCCACGTCGAGCTGATCAGGCAGGTGCCGGCATGATTGGCTCTCGACTCGTTGGTGGCAGCGTTGGGCCACCAGGGCCTGCCGGTGCAGACGGTATCGACGGCACCGACGGCACCGACGGCACTGATGGTGCCGATGGTGCTGGTGTGGCCACAGGCGGCACCGCGGGGCAGATGCTCACAAAGGTGGATGGTGTAGATTTCAACACGGCGTGGGTGACTGCGCTCGGCGAAATACGGACCTTCACGATCACCAGCGACAGCATCGGCTCGACGTCGAATCAGGACATCAACCTGGGCGTGCTCCACCCCACATTTCCAAGCCCCCGTGGGGTTGTGATTGCGGCATCGGTCGTCCGCACCGTCGGCTCGAGCACCGGTTGCATGGTTGCTATCTTCAACGGCGATCCAGCAAACGGCAGCGCGCCAGCAGTCATATTCGGAGCCAACACCACCACAGGCATCAATGCGGCCTCCATTGTCTACGGGCCGCAGTCTGGCAGCACGAATGCCGGCATCAACCAGGTCGTGCCGTACCAGACGCCAAGCGGTGCCAGGCTGCGGATTCGCAACTCTGGCACCGGCGCTTCGACTTGGCAGGTTGTCCTCACGGTCGCCGGCTACTGAAGGAGGTTGACGATGTCAGTGAGGCACTTTTTCGCACGCGGTGCTGACGACTCAGGGGTCGTAGGCTGCACCCCTGCGTTCATCAGTCGGATCCACGCGGACGGTACCGCAGCGCCAGCCGCGCCGGCGATCACATCGATCGGCAACGGCTTCTACGGGTTCGAGGAGATCCCGACGCAGGATCTGCTGTACCAGGTTGACCTCGACCCGGGCAACGCCAACGGTGTGGTCAACAGGTTCCATGAGGATGTCCTGTCGCCTGACGACGACGCCGTCACCCTGGTGAGGATGCAGATCATCCAAGCGGCGGTCACCCACGGCAACATGCGGATCAAGAGCCCGACCTTCGAGGGTAGGAAGCTGGCCACAGCTACGCTGTGTTTCTATGCAACGCCTGAGGCGGCCGCCGCCGGCGTCAACGGGACTGAGATCTACAAGACGGTCGTGACTGCGAGCTACAGCATCGACACGCTGCTCAGCGGCATGGTGGGGACCGAGGAGTGATCCTGGGTGAGTAGCGGCCTCCCCATAGGTTCGTTCGGACTGCTCCCCTTCCTGGACCTCATGTCCCATGGAAGCCGGGGGCTGCTCGCGATCGACGAAGCTGAGAGCGGTTTGACGCCGTTCGATGCCCGACTCGGCCGCGACCAGGGCCGGCTCGCCCATGGCAGCGGGCATGCTGTTTGGATCGGCTCAGCGCAAGATGGTCGCAAATACGAGATGTCGGCCGGCGATCTGGTTGACATCGTCCGCGTGGCCGACGTCACCGGAGATCTGCTCGTAAAGTTCTCCATCCGGTTCACCTCGCCTCGAGGCATGACCGGCGGCCACATTTGGCGAGTGTGCCTCCTCCTTGATGGAGAGGTCGTCACCTCTGCGGCGGGGTGGCCTGGGTACGAGCGTGTCCTCGACCTGGCCATTGATGTGAGCCACGTCTCTGGTGAGCATGAGGTCGGCGTCCGGCTCATCCTGGAGGCACCGTGACCGAATTCACGCTCCCGATCGTCCTCATTGACGATGCCCACGGGGAGAGTCCTGATAGCAGGCTCATCGTCATCAACACGGATCCTGGTGACGATGAGGTGGGCGCTCCGCGTGGCGGGGCCATAACCTTCGATATTATTGACACGGTCACTCCTGAGGACGGCGTCAAGGCTGACACCATCGAGGTCACCATTGAGGGTGCCCTGGCGTGGTCCAACGAGGCCGCTCAGGCCGGATTCTCTGGATCAGCTTCGGCGCTTGATGGTGGCGGCATTCGCCTGACCATCACCCGTGCGGCCAACTTCGACTCATCGCAGGTCGTCAACGTCACTGTGGCGGCCGCCTCGATCGATGGTGATGCCGATGTTGAGTCGTCATGGTCGTTCACCATCGAGGACTACAGCGCCCCTGAGCTGATCGGGGCGATTGCGGCAGGCCACCGACAGGTCAACCTGATCTTTGACGAGCCTGTGCAGATCCCTGATGGCTCGACCTTTGAGATCAGCTCCACCTCGGCGCCTGCCGTCGAGGTCGCCGTCGTATCTAGCGCCGTCGACGGGGCGACGATCATCCTCACGCTCGACAGGGATCTCAGCCCTGGGGCATCATATGAAGTCACGGTCAACGGCGTCACAGATCTCGTGGAGAACGAGATCGCAGCCGACTCCACAGCGAGCTTCGCCGGCTTCACATGCAGGCAGCCCAGCGGTCGCCGGTTCCGCTTGTGGGAGATGATCCCCCGCTACAACAGGCTGGCCGACGACACCGGTGACCTGAAGATCCTCATCGACGCATGGCAAGAGCTGGTCGACCTCACCCTGTGCGACATCGACAACTTCAGCGATATTTACGACATCGAGCGAACCTCCGAGGCTGGCGTCGACCTCCTGCTGTTCCAGCTCGGCTGCCCCTTTGAGACAGCCCTGCTGCCCGTCGTCAAAAAGCGCAGGCTGGTGGGCGCCCTGACGGGCATCTACCAGAGCAAGGGCACGATCCGCGGAATGGTCAACGCCATCCGCTTCTTCCTCGGCATCGAGGTTGAGATTCGCCCCATCGGCCACGGCCTCATGCGGCTCGGCATCAGCGAGCTTGGCGACAACTGGGTGCTCGGCACCAGCGACCGACGGCTGATCTATTCCTTTGTCGTAGAGAGTCCTGTTATCCTCTCCGACGAGGACCGAGAGTCCATGCGCTCGATCGTCATGTACATGAAGCCTGTGCGAGAGCACCTGGCTGCGATCATCGAGCCGGCTGACGAGCCTGAAGACGACCACTGGATCCTCGGGCTCAGCGAGCTGGGCGTTGGGACCATCTTGGAGAGCTGATGAACCGCCGGGATTTTTTCCACCTGCAGGCAGTAACCGAAGGCGAACTCGACAGCGCCTTCGATGGTGCCGAAGACGCCATCCGCGATTTCGCCGCTGACATCGGAGCCTTCGGCATCTTCAGCGGAATGGTCGCACAGGAACACGAGCCTGTCGCGAACATGACCCTGGACGTCACCTCTGGAACCGCTTACGACCGAGCCGGCCGCCGCATTCGCATCGGCTCGGAGCAGAACATCAGCCTCGCCCTGGATGAGGACGGGATCAGCACCACTGTCCCTGGGGCCGGTGATGAGCGGTGGATCAGCCTCTTCGTCGAGTTCGACCGCGAGCTGGACGACGAGCGTACCGACGGCTCGAACCAGCAGGTCTTCTTCATCCGCAATGAGAGCTACAGGTTCGTGGTGCGCCAGGGCGCCACGGCCGACATCGGCCTCGCCACCCGACCCGGCCTTGACGACGACCTTGTTCTGCTGTGCGACGTGCGCATCGAGAACGCGCAGGCCTCCATCGAAGCGGCTGACATCAGCACGAGCCGGCGGCAGGTGGCGACCGTCTACACGGCCGATCTTGTCGGCTTCAACGAGGCTGAGTTTGAGGTCATCGACTCTGGCGATGACGTCCAGGCGGCGATGGCTGTCATCGACGCGCACCTGAACAACACTGGGAACAAGCACCCGGCCACCGCGATCACCACCGCCGCGACAGGGTGGCTGACCGCCGCGACCGTTCAGGCCATGTTCGCCGAGATCGTCGCCGACCTCGCAGATACCGGGGCGGCGACGTCTGGCTGTGATCGCATCGGCATCGCCGACCTCCCCAATTCGGGATCGTGGACGCCGGGTGCGGGCACGCTGATGACCTACATCGCGTCGCTGAACACCCAGATCATTCGCACCCGCGCCAAGATGGCCTCGAAAGAGAACACCCACAGCGTGACCAATCAGGGCACTGGAACCACCGAGGTGATCACGCTGGGCGCTGACGAGCCCGCATTCCTGTCCATCCGTCTTGATGGCCCCAACCCCGTGCCCGGTGTCGAGCACCTGCTCGTCGTTGGCCCTCCGTATCTCGACGGGGCAAGCTGGAAAGTCGGCGTCCGAAATGGTACAGGCATTGATCAGGACTACACGGTCGGAGCGTGGTACATCATCCCATGACCAAGAAGATCATCAGGGCGGCGACCCCGCCCACGCAGCCGACGCCTGACGACCTCCGCCGCGAGGAGCGTGCCCTCGGGCTCAGCTTCCTTGACAGCCTGCCGGACGAAGTTCCGGGCGGGTTTGACTACGAAGCCATCGTCGAGAAGGTCATCGCAATCGCGATGGCCGAGCTGGCGAACGGCGTCAACGAGCCGCCCCGCTGGGCGAACCGAAACCAGCCGCACAAGGACGGGTGGTGGCGAATTGACAAGTACATCCGCATGCCGGACAGCCAGGTCGGGCTGACGGCTGATCGAGAGGTCAACGCCCATCTCAAGAAACTCGCCGACCAGATGGGGCTGAGCCTCGAGGACCTGTTCCCTGGGTCGAAGGCAGGCCTCTGCCTCGGCTCGGCCGAGGTGCGGAGCCGTCAAGGCGTGCCGTGGCCCGCCCATGTGCCGTACTACTACAACAACGAGTTCTCTTGGTGCGGCGCGTTCGTAGCCTGGTGCCTTGGCATGGCCGGCCTCCCCTTGAGGCTTCGTCGAGCCCTGATGTCCTGCTACAAGATGCTCATCCGCCTCGGTCACTGGAACGAAGTCCAGCGGTTCAAGCCCGACAACTTCATTGCAGATGTCAGCATTGATCCTCGCACCGCCCGGCGTGGTGACCTGCTCACCGTCGGCCGGAAAAAGGACGTCCGTCGAGGGAGCCACATCGTGATGGTGGTCAGCCGGCTCAGCGACAATGAGGTCGAGACCGTCGAGGGCAACGCCGGCTTCGAGGGGCGCGAGGGTGTGATCCACCGGACCCGCGTTTTCGAGTCGCCCGGATCCGACGACTGGATCATCAAGAAGGGCTACCGCCTCAGCGATTCTGGCCTCTGGGTCCCTTGACTTACGGGCCCGGCGCCCGTAATGTAAAAGGGCGCTGAATTTCGCGCTGGAGGTGTCCATGAAAATCGCTCTCGCTCTCCTGCTCCTCTTCACCACCACCGGCTTCGCGAAGGGCGAAGTCGGCATGCCAGCGTTCTGCTCCCTCGGGAGCGTTGGTGGAATCGTGAGCCAGAACGCCGGGGCTGCCCGGCTCGCAAACGTCGCCGAGCAGCCCGTCGGCGCGCTGATGTCCATCAGCCAGGTCCGCCGTGACGGCCTTGGCCCCATCGGGCAGATGGTCATCTCCGGCATCATGACCACCCGCCCCTTCGCAAAGACGGCGGACATCACGGTGGCCATCGTGCCGATGATGGACGGCACGTACGACATTCGGGCTCTGTGGGTGACGAAGCAGCCGGATCGGAACCCTGATGAGGTATGGGTGCAGGTCCAGCTTTTCGGAGTCGGCGAGTCCTGCCTTTGACTATTGAACCTGGGTCAGGCCAAGCAGCCACCCGGCAGCCCCTGCCAGGGCCAGCAGACCCAGGGCAATCCACAGCGAGACCACGTGTCGGCGTAGACGCCTGAGCTGCTTCAGCATCGCTCGGCGCTCTTCCGCCATCTCCTCTCGAGCAGCCCGCTGCTCAATAAGAGCCTGGCTGAGCAGGCCTGCAATCACGCTGTACTCATTCTGTGGGATAACCACATGGACGGCGGTCGGCTGCGTCATGGGAACACCGAGCACCCTTCTGGCAGGAATCCGTGGTGGCCCAGAAGCCCAGACAGCGCGAACAGGCCGCTAAAAACCAAGCACATAAGCAGGCCCAGGCGCCCCAGTGTCACGGGGTGCTCGCCGGTGCTGCGGTCGTGTAGATGATGATGGGCTGAGGCGCAGCGACCGGCGCTGCGACGGCCGCTGGCAAAGGTGCCGCAGGCGGGCTTTTCACCACCGCCCAGACAGCCGTCCCCACAGATCCAAGCATCCCCAGCACGAAGACGCTCAGCAGGACCGGTATCCAGCTATTGCGAGCCTGCTGGGTCTCGACCTTCCCAATCCGCTTGTCAATCTCCTTCAGCTCTCCAGCGTGCTCTTCAAGCAGCTTGTCTCTATTTGCGTTCGACGGGCCCTCGCCAGCCAACTGCTCCTTGATGGCGCCTAGCTGCCTGCCCATATCCCGAAATCGATCTTCGACATTGTTCTCGTGCTTCGAGAGCTGATCGCCCAGCTTTTTCTCGTGGGCGGCGAGCTGCTCACCGAGACGCCTTTCGTGGCGCTCGAGCACGTTGCGGACCTGTTCAAGGATGGTGGAGGAGCTTGGGTCAATCATTGAAATCTCTGGTTGGCTGGTCATGAGCAGGCCCACATCCTGGCGATCGTCGCCACGGTACCTTTGTGGCCTGAGGCCTCAAGGTACACGCACAGCTCGCGCTTGATGACCCGCACCACGCGGTCAGATCGGCTCTCTTTGGACGGTTCTGGTGTCGGCTCGGAAGGCTGGACGCCTGAGCAGCCGAGGGCGAGGATGGAGGCCAGTAAAAACTTCATGGCCATGATGGTATCAGGGATGCTGGCCGTGTGGCCAGATGTGCCTCAGAAGGGAATGGGGTCATCATCGGCGGGCGGGGAACCGCCGCCCTGGCCGCGGCCCCCGCCCTGACC